GTCAAATGAACGTTGAACCCGTGACGGCTTAAACCCGCATAAATAAAGGATTGTTTAAAAGAAGGCTAATAAAAACAGCCTTCTTTTTTGTTGCCCTGCTGCCGAATGAAAAATATTTTTATATATTCCGGAATATTTATATTGACATATTCCGGAATATGTGCTATATTATAATTACAGAAAGGGAAAACAACCCAAAGAAAAGAAAAGGAGATCTAACCATGAAAGAATTATTGAAAAGACTTGCAGCAGCAGAAAAGGCAGCAGACGAAGCCGACAGAGCATACAGCAAAGCGCCAGAGAGCGCCGAAGCGGAAGCAGCCTTCGACAAGGCATACGACGAAGAATTCAAATTATACATGGAAGCAGCCGAAGGGATTGTAAAAATGACAAACGGAAAAATCGATTTCGAAACGGCAAAAGCCATGATTAAAACAAAAAGAAGCGAACTTGAAGCGTTATTCGCATAAATGAAACGATTTTCGACAAAATGAAACGGGCCGGAACGGGGAACCGGCCCGAAGGAAGAAAAGGAGATCAAAACATGGATAAAGCAGAAAAAACAAAATGCCCTTGGTCTATGAGGTGCGGAAGTCACACATATATAACATTATATTGGAATGATAAATTTATATTTTGCTTAGATAACGATATGCACTATATGGAAAATATCATTGAAGCGATCGAAAAAAGAACGCAAATGAAATTTAATGAAATACCAATCATTGGAAGAAAAGAAGATTTTAACGGCCTTCGCTTTTTGGCCGGTGGTTTTAAATATAATTGGCTATAAACGAAACGGCCGGCAGCAGGACCGGCCCACAATTAAAGCAGCCGCACCGGCCCGCGGGTGGTGCGAAGGTCCGAAGCCCTTGTAAATGCTGACGGGTTGTTCACAATTTGGCGTTGTGATGTTGGTTGACAAGTTTCGGCCGGGTTTAATGTGAACCGGGCGCCGCGTAGAATTTAAACGGCTTGTTTTGACAAGCGCGGCCATAAATAGCAATACCGCCAAAAGCGCCGGACCTCACACGCCAAAAGAACAACAAAAAGGAGATCAAACCATGGCAGAATTTAACAAAATCAATTATCAAAACAAAGTCCGCGACGAAAAATACGAACGTTTCGAAATATTGGCACCAAAAGGCACCAAGGAAAAGGCAGCGGCAGCAGCAGAACGCCGGGGCCTATTCAATAAAAGGGGCCTTCCGAATGTTTCCGAATATGTTTTGCAGCTTATAGAAGCAGATCTAAAAAACGATCCGCACTATGTACCGGACGACTTCATAAACCCGCCAGAAGATCCCAAAGAATAGACCAGATTTTAAAATGGGAAAATAGAAATTGCAAACCCGACTTTTAAAAATGCCGCCAAACCCGCATAAAATAAGGCTTTGCGGGCGTTTTATGTGGAAAAACGCGGGACAAATACCCCAAAATATGGGACAATGGCCCGTTTGGGACGGGACAAAGCACCCAAAAAGCGGGACAGAAGGCCAGAAAAGCCGGGACAGAAAAAAAGAAGGGCAGCAGGCGCCGCCCTATTCTTTATATACGAATTTGTTTTCAAGGCCATTTTTGAAGGTGATCGAAGATACCTTCCCGGCTTTTATTGTGATTTTGTCAATTATCAGTAAAACAAAGTCGCGCAACACTTCGTCGTCAACGGCGGCCGCGAATTCGTTATATATAATTCGTTCGCCGGATTGGATCTTATAAGACACCAAAAAGGACGAAGCGGAATTCACGAAAGCCATTTCGCCGTATTCGCTTTCGATTGCCGCTTCTTCGGCGTCGGCTATCATATTCGAAAGTCGGATCAGCTTTTCGGCCAATTCGCCACGGGTGGAAAGGTATTCTTTTTCGTCCATGCCTTCGTCGTCGAATAGGTATAATTTTTTCAGACGTTCCAAAGCGCGTTCGACTTGGGCTTTTTCCTTCCGGGCTTTTTCTATTTCTGACAGATCGGCGGCACCGGTAGCAGGTGACAGCGGCGCCGGGATATATGACACGCCACCGGCAGCAGGACGGCCGCGCAGGGCCGCGAAAGTTGCTTCAAGGCTTGTTTGTTCAATGCCGGCCAAATAATCGAATTCCGGGCCATTTAACAAGATATTTTCAAGATCTGCCGTTGTGGCAATCTTGGCCCGCGATTTTGTCGCCTTTACCAAATTCGAAACATAGTTAAACACAAAAGGGCCGATCACAACGTCGGAGCAGCCGACAGAACCGCAAGAGCGCTTCCGGTATCGGGCGCCGCACCGGTAAAGAGAAGGAACGAAGCCGTTTTCGCGTGGTTTATCCTTCTTGACGGCTTGAAAATAGGATCCGCAATCAGAGCAGACCAAAAGACCGGCGAAAATGTGGGTATGTTTCTTTTTATGCGAAAAACCTTCGTTTCGCTTTGCTGCCGCGTTTTTATCCATGATCGCGTTGCAACGGTCCCATTGTGCCGGATCCACAAGTGGCGGGAATACGCCTTCAATGTAAATTACTTCTTCGTCGGGTTTCTTCCGGCCGCGTGCGCTTTCCCGGTAATTGTAACGGTAATCGCCTTTGTTCATTGGGTTTCGTATGAAGTCCGCGACGGTTTTCGAAGTCCATTCGCCGCCGCGCTTCGTTGGTATATCGTTTTCGTTCAAATAGTCGCGCACTTTACAGCTTGATCGGGTTTCTTCGTAAAGATCATACATAAGCCGGCCGAATACGGCTTCAACTTCGGAATGTTTCGGGAATTTGGCTTCTTCGTCCCAATCCCACGCATAAGGAACCCGGGCGCCGTTCCAAAGTCCATTTTGCGCCCTGCCGATCATAATATCTTTTACGCGTTCCGACGTTAATTTGCGCTCTAATTCCGCAAAAACAAGAATAATTTTCAAAACAGCTTCGCCGATCGCGCTTGATGTGTCGAATTGTTCGTTTAAAGAAATAAAAGTCACCCGGTTATATTTGAAATCATCATACATTAACGAGAAGTCAACCAAATTTCGGGAAATACGATCGATTTTATAAACGATAACATGGGACACAAGGCCCGCGCGAACCTTCTTCATCATTCTTTCGAAGCCGGGGCGGTTGGTATTCTTGCCAGACTTTCCGGCGTCTTCGAATATTTCTATATTATCCAAGTGCAAAACGTGCTTACAATATGCCTTCAATTCCTTTTTCTGAAAAGGTAAACTATCCTTGTCTACTTGGTAGCCGGTAGACACGCGCACATATAGCGCGACGATCTTTTGGGCGCCGGCAGCAGGCAGCAAACCGGCGGTTTTTGGTTTAGCATAAGCCATTTAATAACCTTCTTTCTAAAAATAGGCGTAAAAAAATAAGCCTATGAAAAATCGCGGGCTTATGCTATAATATCACTTGTCTAGGGTGGTTATTATAGAAGCCCGCTTGGGTTTCTAGGTAACAATCTATTTAAAGTGGTTCACGTTGGTAGCGTGGGCCATTTTATTTTCTGAAATCAACTTCAATAATATTTCCTTTTCTTTTGTAATGGCGTTTTATGCCATTTTTGCAACGTCCCCTTTTTCTTCAATACCAAGAGAACGTAAAAACATATCACGTTCGCCGTTGGTTAATTTTCGGAATTTTAAAATTATTTCGCGTTCTAGCGGAGAGAGTGAAAGCGCGGCATTTGTGCTTTTTGAAGGAACGGCCAAAGATATTTCTTGCGCGTCCATCATGTCGAAAACTTGATCGAAGGTTAAACCGATTGCATTGGCGACTTGTTTTATCATATCAATAGAAGGCGTAATCGGTTTTTTGCTTCGCGGGTTTTCATTCTTTTCTAACATAGAAAGATAACCGCGACTAATTCCGCTTAACGCTTCGAAGTCCCTCATGCTCATATCATGTTCGGTTCGGTACTTCTTTATAATTTCGCCGAGCGTCAAAAGATCACTTCCTTTCTTTTAAGTGTTTAACATATTATACAATATAAACGGGGATAGGTCAATATATTAAACAAAGAAAAGGTTTAACGTATTAAAAATATTTTGTTTAACATATTGACACATAGGGTTTAATATGCTAAACTCTAAATCACAACAATGTTTAATACAATGCACATAGAAAGGAGATTAGAAAATGGGCTACAAGATCAAAGAGATTAGAGAAGAAATCGGAATGACACAACAGCAACTTTCCGAACGTTCCGGCATTGCGAGAAGTATCATTAACGGCCTTGAAACGGGAAGAACAAAGACCACGACAACGGACACGTTAAAAAAGATCGCGGCGGCCCTTGATCGAAAAGTAAGTGAAATTTTTTTTGATTAAATGGTTTAATACGCTAAACCACAAAGAAAGGAATATTAAAGTATGGCAAAGATTGAAATTGAAGTAGAAGTGAGCGAAGAAGGGTTATTGGGCGCCCTTGCGTCGGTAAAGGAAGCACAAACAAAATTAACTATGGAGATTGCAGCACTTGAAAGCGTGATAACCGGGAAATATTCAAGTTTTAAAAACAAAGCAGAAGTAAAGGAAAAGCCCGGCACGATAGCACCGGGCGAAGAAAACTAATCACATAAATCATAGATTGCGTTTTCTAATACTTGGAGAGTTTTATACATTTCGTCGCTTAACCGGGAAAGTAATTGTTTCGTGTCTTGGTCGGAAACGGAATTAACAATCATTTCATTTGAGCAAATACGAAATGCAACAGCAGGTCCGCAAAGATCGGATCCTATTTCTTCAAAGTATTTTTCCTTGAATTCGCTTTTAGTCACAACAAACACCCCCTTTCAAAATGCAATTATACCACGGCAGCAGAAAGGGAACCAATAGAAAAGGAAGTCTAACCAATGAACATTATTTCTTTTTCGGGTGGCAAAGATAGCGTTGCAACGGTTATTCTATGCCACATTCACAATATACAAGTGGACGAAATTATTTTTTCGGAAGTAATGTTCGACGACGAAATATCGGGCGAACTTCCGGAACACATAAATTTTATAAAAAACGTTGCTTTCCCAAAGTTCGAAGAATGGGGCTTCAAAACGAAGATCCTTCGTTCAAATATAACCTTTATGGATTATTTTAACCATATCGTAACAAGAAGCGGCGTACCAGAGCGCAACGGCAAACGCGCCGGCTTTCCAATGGGTGGAAAATGCAGAATAAACGGCGATTGCAAATTAAAACCAATAAAAGAATACATAAGAAAGCTAAAGAGCGAAGGCGAAGTAATTCAGTTTATAGGAATTGCAATTGACGAACCGGAACGTTTGGAAAGACTAAAAGAGGATCAAAGAAGCATATTAGCAGAATTTGAACACGACGAGCAAATGGCGTATGAATTAGCGGAAGAACACAACTTGCTTTCGCCGATCTACACCTTCGCACCTAGGGGGGGCTGTTGGTTTTGTCCCAATGCAACGGCCAGAGAATTGAGAAACCTTCGAAACAACCACCCGGAATTATGGCAAACACTTTTAGAACTTGAAAACGAAGAAGACATAATCGGCGACGTATTCGACACCAGAAAGCGCCGGAGCATACACCAAGA